CCTCGTCAACTTTAGTGTCAGTTACCTGTGCATAAATCTGAGTGGTGGAAATGGAGGTATGTCCCATCATACGACTGACCGTTTCTATCGGCACACCAAGCGAAAGGGTGATATGGGTGCCGAAATTATGCCGGGCCTGATGAAAAGTCAAATCAAAGCCATAGACCTGTCCCAATTCTCTTGTCAGTGTTATGAAATATCCACGAGTATAGATATTAAATACCTTGTCGCTTGTTCTTTGGCTACGGTACTTATCTATAATTTGAAGCGGAATATCCAACAGACGGACAGAAGAAAGCGTGTCGGTTTTCTGTCTGTGGATATGAATCCACCATGTACCGTCTTCAGCCTGTGCGATATCATTTGTTGTCAGCTTCTTTAAGTCTGCGTAAGCAAGCCCGGTGAAAGTCGAGAAGATAAACATATCCCTCACGAATTGCAGTTGCGGTTTCTCCACAGGAGTGGTCATCAATGTCTTGAGATCCTCTAGTTTCATGTGACGACTCTTTCTTTTGGGCAGTTCGGGATGCAGGCGGCAGTAAGGGTCTCGACGTAATGTACCCTGACTGACTGCACGCATAGTAAGTTTCTTCAAGCGGTACAGGTGTTCATGCACGCTCTTGGGTTTCAGGTTGCGGTTTATACGCAAGAATAGTTCGAAATCGTCATAGAACACACGGTCAAGACTCCGTAATGTTACGTCTTCCACGCCCTTCTTTTCTTGGATGAACGCGGAAAGATGCTTGTAGGAACGTTGGTAGGAATCGTACGTTTCCTGTATGCGGTCTATCCCGACCCGCTTCTTAAATTCCTCGTTATGCTCTCTAAAGAGGGCCAGCAGGGTGAGTGGCTTTTGACCTATACCCTTGACTGCATTTTTGACCAACTCAGCCGTGATGAATCCCAGACTGTTTTTTATCTTGTGGTAATGTCCGGTAATCTCCCGAGACAAATCATCTATGGCGTGGTTTACGGTGATGGCATTCTCGCTGCGTCCGTCAGCCCGCCCTTTTCCCGGATTCCAAATAGATGGATTAACAGATACCTTTGTCCCGATTTGTGCCCATTCCGCATCAATGCTCACCTTGCACAGCAACTGACACATTCCATCCTTGCGTACTTTGGTGCGGTTTATATAGAACAATATCGCAAATGTACTGCGATGTTTGACATTGCCGTTATTATTGTCTGCTTCCTTTTTCATACACCTATAGTTTTTGAAGTTTATTAAATCACTACCGAAAAACACTTTGAAATCCTCTTGTTCAGTACCTGAGTATCCGTGTTTATCTTATCATCAGTTACTTTCGCGTAAATCTCCGTTGTCTTGATTTGGTTATGCCCCAACATTTTGCTCACCGTTTCAAGGGGAATGCCATGAGAGAGCGTAATCTCTGTTGCGTAGGTATGCCGTCCCGCGTGGAAGGACAGCGGACGATTGATTTTGCAGATTCGGGCAATCTCTTTCAAGTATAAATTCAACATGGAATTACAATACATCGGCAGCAGTTTGTCATCAGCAGCTGTGTCACGATACTTTTCCAAGATCTGTAGCGGCAAATCCAATAATGGTATCTCAAACTCTACTTTGGTTTTCTGTCGAGAACTCTTGATCCACCATGTTCCGTCTTCCGCAAGTGAAAGGTTGTCCTTCGTTAACGAGCGCATATCTCCGTAAGGAATGCCGGTATAGCAGGAAAACAGAAACAGGTCGCGGACATGATAGAGTGTCTGCCTGTGAAGCGGTGTAGTCATAATCTTTTTCAGTTCTTCAGCAGTGAGATATTTTTGTACAGCCTTTGGACGTACCGGTTCGTATCCTGTAAACGGATAATTGGTAATGATTCCGTCTGCTATGGCTTCGCCTACAATTGTCTTCAATTGGACGGTCAGGTTGATGATTGTTCCGGGAGCAAGGTGACGCTCTGTCCGAAGATACAAATCGTATTTGTCGATGAAGAAACGGTCCAGTGCCGAGAACGATATGTCAGACAGCTTATATTGTGTTTTCAGAAACTCCGCCAAATGGTTATAAGAGTTTTTATATGCCCTCAGACTTTTTTCCGTACGATTTATGCCTACACGTTTCTCAAAATTACTGATAAATTGTCTGAAATAGCTCAAGAGTGTTTCCTGCCCGCAAGCCATCCCAAGCAACTGGTTTTTCACTTCTTCGGCTGACACCCCGTCACGTACAGCCGACAGGTCTGCATAAATACTCAATGCCATCGCCCGGATTTCATCCAACCGATTGTTGATTTCTTTTGCCGCCACGCTTTTTCCCGAAGCACGTCCGGAAGTCCAACGAGATTGCGGGACTTTCATTTTTACGCTGAATGCCGCTTCGGAGTATTTTCCGACATTCAACTTTGCCATTACGGGACAGTTCCCGTCTGCATCCGCTTCGCTCTTTTTCAGGTAGAACGAAACCTTTACATTTGCCTGATTCATAACCGTTTCCTTTGTTTGCAAAATTATTATATAACGAGCAAATGAACGGCATGAAAAATATAGCGGAATATAGAAAAAAGCCCCCTCGTTTCGCCGGCAAAGCCTATATTGTTTCCTGAACGGAAAATTTTGAGTAACTTTACACTCGCAAAATAGAAAGGAACAGCGTTCTCTACGATGGTAAACTGGAAGGAAAAATGAGATACGGAAGTGAATTCCACCCCACTTTTTCAACCACCAAAAAGGCAACGGATAAGTAGCGATTTATTCTCCTAACTCCCCAAAAGATGGCTAAAATCCATCCATGGAAGAATATGACACAAAACTACATATCCCTTTCGGTTTCAAACACTTTGCATTATTCCTCCGAAATCCATCCGTATGTGGGCGAGTTTGCTTATATTTGCCTGCTGGTCTGCTGTCAATGTAATGCCGTCAAACATCTTCTGCATACGGCATTCTTTTGCGGATGGCCTGTTGTTTACACATACGTTCCCAGACACACAACATTCTACCTGTCCTTTATTACCATCAGTCTGAGCAAAAGCATTGAACGATGTGGCCGACATTGCAAAAACTGCTAAAGCCAAAATAGTTTTCTTCATAATTACAAATTTATTTAGTCTTTTAGTTTTATCTGGTTTCTGTCTTTTTGGACGCTCCAATCAACAATAAGTTTAAAATGGCATACGGTTTTTGAGGAATGTTAACCTCAAGGTTAAAACACCTTTAGCGGGATGCTGTTTTTATTAGTTAGGAAATTTATCTGTAATTGGTTCCCATTATATAAATGATGCACTCTATTTTCTTTTAGTGGGCTCCAAATGAATATTGACATACGAACCTTTCCCGAAACGTTCCTTTAGTTTGTTTTCGATTTCTGTTGCCGTCCGATGCGCCTCTTCCAATGAAATGTTTCCATCCATGCGCACATGCACTTCAATGGAACAATAGCTTCCTATACGGCGAGTACGAAGATTATGCGGTGAACTCACGCCCGGCAATGAACAGATAATTTTTAAAATCTCATCCTCCATTTCTTTTGGGAGCGATTTTTCCAATAGTTCCTCAATACAGGGCACAAGCATCTGTACCGACACTTTCATTATGAGGAAGCTGACAAACACTGCGGCTATCGGATCGAGTACCCGCCAAGAATGGCCCAAAATTACGGCCCCACCAATTCCAATAGCCGTACCAATTGACGAGAGCGCATCACTTCGATGATGCCAGGCATTAGCCACTACCACCTGAGAGTTCAGCTTTCGTCCAATTATTACGGTATACCTATAAAGTATCTCTTTGAGAGCAATGGAGACCAGCGCAGCAATAAGGGCCAGCATGCCGGGTTTTGGCAACAGTTCGCCCTGCAAAAAATGATATATTGAGGAAATCCCGTTCCAGAAAATGCCTATTCCTACCGATAGCAACAAAGCCCCTATAATAGCCGTAGCCAAAGTTTCATATTTGCCATGTCCATAATCATGCCCCTCATCTTGTGGCTTTGATGAAATCCTTACAAATAGTATTACTATGAAATCTGTAATTAAATCGGTTAAAGAATGGGCCGCATCGGCAAGCATAGCAGCACTATGTCCCGCTATACCAGCAAAAAATTTAAAAACGACCAAAAAGAAATTTACCACACTACCTATCATAGTTACCCGATAAATCTCTTTCTCTCGAGATATATCTCTTTTATGTGGAATATGCAT